GTCGCCACCCCGAACTGATGCTTGCGTCCGACGTGAGTCGATACGCGGGGTATCAGCCCGACGCTCATATCAAGAGCGTCTTCACGATCCTGCTTAGAGAGAAACCACTTAACGAAGGCGGCAGAGCCGTCAACGCGGAGGTCTCTCCTGATCGGGATCATGCCCCACGCTTTCATTCTGTGCAGTTTGCGGTCCCATATCGGGGCCGCCTCACAAAGGTTCGCGTGAAGACCTACATCTCCAAGTTCTTTAGGAACAAGGAGTCGATGTCTCTCAGGGATGAGAGATTTAACTTCCTCATAAAGGGGAAGCAATCGACCGTCTAAACCGTAGGACAGTTCGGCCCATGCTCGGATCTTGTTACAGATCGAGTATAAGTCGTGAACCGTCTTCGGCTCTTGGCGAATGTAGAAAGGTGTCACGTCCTCTCCGAGGAAGTAGTGCTTTCCGCACGACTCCCGAAACGGTCCGGAAAAGAAGCTTTTCTCCTTGTTCAGGATGAAGCCGGCTCGGGTGAAAACCCAAGCAATCTCCGACTCGCACTCTACGGGGACGATTAAATCGTCACCGTAGACAGAGAGAACGTCCGCGCCCAGCGGCATGCCGTGTAGTGACAAACACGCTCGAGCGAGAGCCCAAAAAATCAAAGACTCAAGCTCAAATGTGAACCCGTTTCCCATACTCGAGAACTTTGAGTACTGGATACGGGTGCCGTCTGGAAGAACTCCGCTACTTGACCGCAATTGCTTAAGAGCGGTTAGCCAGTCAGGAGGTAGTAGCTCTTCGACGATACGAGTCGAAACCGTATCGGAGGCAGAGCTAAAATCGATTGTTGCGAGGGTCCCGTTAAGGGAGCCCTGGCGAGCCAGACGTTGATTAGGCGTCTGGTCATTCAAATCGATTCCTACGCTCCTGAGTTTCCGACGAATCACGCCACCAAATCCTTTCTGAAGGAACATATTCAGATCGGGTTCGATGGCGATGACCCTGTCGGTCTTGGAGTTCTTAGGGACTGTGGTAACCTTGTTGCCTGGTACTAGGTTGAAGATAATCTCAGGTGGGAACCTGAAGTAGTCTGCAGCCCAGTTCCCCGATGGAATATGGCCCGAAAGGATTTCGAACCAACGGGGAACGCGATACACTGCGCACCAAGCAAGCAAGGCCGCGTCTTGCGTGACGTCGGGTTTAGACCCGATCTTAAAGAAGGCGTCCCCGCGGGTACGTCGTTTGGACGTACTGGCGCCCGGACCAAAACCACTGCGATCTTCCACTTCTGACCACGGAATGTGGTCACCAAGTAGGCGCGATATTGTTCGGCGTGCTGTTTCCAGCACGGCGAACCAAGAGAGCCCTCCCGGGCTCCTTGTATCGGCCCCGATCGTTTCATTGACCAGGGAGCAGTGATTCTCCATCTCCAGGAATTTCGATATAGCGACCTTCTTACGGTCGATACCTTGTATCTTGAAAGGATACTTGGATACTACTTCTTCACAGAGGTAGCAGTCTCGAAATTCACTGGGTGTCTTACACTCGCTTAGCGAGTGCGCGACCCCCAGCTCCGCCCTAAGGCGATCTGGAATGGAAGCGAGGAACGATTCCACCTTCCCTACCGAAGTAGGAGCACGCACACCCAAATTACAATAAGGTGTTTTCACAAGGTTTTACTCCTCAGTGAAATGCTGCCGAGACCCCTCTTTCGAGGGAGGACTTAGCCGTACGTCGCTTCGAGGTTCTGGAACGCAGCGATAAAGTTCGCATGCGAGACCCAGGCCGCGAAACGAAGGTAGGCGTCGGTCCGCTCGGCGAGGGTGGACCCAGGTGCGAAAGTAGCGTTGACTTCAAAGCCGATTTGGCGCAAGAAGTCACCGGCGCAGCCGCACGAGGAGTCCTCGCCTTTGACCACGGGCGTCACCATCCTGGTGTACGCGCGGTAGTTCTTGGCGCCAGACGAAGGAGGCGTGACCGACAGGGCAAGGACACCGAACGAATTCGGTACCCCGCCACTGCGCTCGAGCCACTTCGTCATTCCCTTCTCGATTGTCGAGGGGTTGTAGACCTTCGTATTGAGGGTCACATTGGCAAAACTTGCCATGTTGGATTTCTCCTAGGTGATGTGCGTTACCGCACTTTGCCGTTGAACGCCTCATGGAGCAACGATAGACTGTTGGCCACTCGGGTCTTCGACGAGAACGGGTTCCGAAAACTCGGATACACCGGCCACGGAGCAGCGGAGTGCACGTATCGATTAAGGTGGAATCCTCTGTATTGGATCCCACGCACATCCCCGTCTATCCACCAATATTCGGTTGGTGGGCAAGCGGAGAAGTCGTAGTGCGAACCGCGTCCGCGGACTTTGATCCTTCGGCTCGTGGTGCCGCCATGGTAATCCCAACCATAGTCGGCATCGAGTAGATTAAGGTAGTTGCCAACAGGCAACGCCCAATCTAACACGAAACTGAAGGGCAACGCCTCGTAGCCTGCGCTCACTGGGTTTGTGACGCCCAGCGAGCTTAATGAGGCTAGAATAGGATTACGCAATGCGTAGGTGAAGCTCGCAAAACACGCTTGCTCCACCAGCTCATCCACGAATACAGGCAACGACCACCCGAAAGGGTAGAAGAGATCTGTACGTCGTGTTTGCGTAGTCTCGACGACTCCTTTCTTAAAAGCCACTCGGTAAGAGTTAGGCTTAGTGTCGAAATCCTTATTCAGGGCTTCGACAGAACCGAAGACGTCGTTCAGTAAAGGGGAGACCCCATACTGAAGTTCCAGCCACGCAGACGGTATCTCCCGCACACTTCGAGCCGTCCTGGCTCTGAAGAAATCGCGCGGGCGCGTTTTTCTGAAGTCTTTCACGACATGTGAAATACGCTTCATAGAGTCCGTGAATAACCGAGTCGTCTGCTCCCGTTCCAAAAAGGCAACAGAAAGATCGACGCTTTGGTCTTTCATTTTCTCCAACGCACCATTAACTGCTCTCGCATAGACAGATTCGTCGAACGAAGGCAGCCCTGGTTTACTCATCGAAAATCCGCTGTTGTTCGTGCAATGCTCGGTCCAATATCCATCCTTACTTTTCGCATAAAGCGTAAGGGGAGGGACAGTGTACCGCATTCCACGATGAAACCAACTGCTGACCTGCCTGCCCCCTTCGGGGCCGACAGGAGGATTTGACACGCTCTGGGGTCGGTGTCGCATCACCCACTTGTGGAGTCTATAGTACGGACCGTATTGGTATACTCTACCATCCGAGTACGTAAGATAGTTCATTCCAACAATGTTAAGGTCTGCGTCCTGATCCACCGCGGGCGTCGTCATAAAACTTCCTTTT